CCGATCTAGCGTGCGCTTTTTTGGGCAGAATTTTGGAATTGAGATGAGCAGAAATAAAGAAACAACTGTTGATGATTTGGTATTTGATGCCGCCAACGTCCGCACCCACGGTGACAAAAACAAAAAGGCGATCCGGAATTCAGTAAAGCAGTTCAAGGCTGGACGGTCGATTTTGGTGGACGCTGATAACGTGATCCGCGCGGGCAACGGAACCGCTGAAGCGTGGCAAGAGACTGGCGGCAAAGTCAGGATCATCGAGACTGACGGCAGTGAGTTGATCGCAGTCAAACGAACAGATCTGAAAGGAGCTGAGGCAATGGCCTATGCCATCGCCGACAACCGAGCAAGCGAACTGGCTGAATGGGACTCTGAGATTTTAGCGGAGCAACTTAAAGAGCTTGACGGTGATTTTGATATCGAGTCATTCGGTTTTGATTCTGACGACTTGAGCGAGTTGATGCCAGCAGAAGAAAAAGAAGGTTTGACGGATGCGGATGATATACCAGAAGTCCCAAAAGATCCCGTGACAAAAAATGGCGACCTTTGGATCATGGGCGACCATCGGCTGCTTTGTGGTGACTCGACGAAGGCGGAAGATGTGCAACGTCTGATAGGTGATGAAAAGGCTGAGATGTTGTTCACTGATCCGCCTTATGGAGTAAATTATGAAGGGGGTCATTTCCATAGCGGCGACGTAAAAATAAAACGCAGACGTGAAAAGCTAGGGCATGATGACACGACTGCAATTTACAAGGCATTCCTTCCAGTTGTTTTAAATGCAGTCGATGGACCTTGCTATATGTGGTTTGCAGGCAGCAAGGCAAGAGACATTTATAACGCAGTTTTTGAAAACGGATGCGAAGTTCACGCGCTTATTATCTGGCATAAAACGAACGCAACGTATGCAGCCATGAACGCACAATACAAGCAACGACACGAACCATGTTTGTATTTCAAGCCAAAAGGCTCGACCCTTCGCTGGTGCGGCAAAACAACTGAATCAACTTTGTGGAGTCAGGATCGTGACGGAGTAAACGACCTTCATCCAACACAGAAACCAGTAGCATTGGCGGGAAAGGCTATAGGTAATCATTCGAGCAAAACGGTATTGGATGTTTTCGCTGGATCAGGATCGACTCTAATTGCAGCGGAACAACTCAACCGTAAGTTTTACGGAATAGAAGTCAGCCCTCAATATTGCGATGTAATAGTCAAACGATGGGAAGAATTTACAGGCAAAAAAGCTGCGTTAGAAAGAAAATAATAATGGCAAGACGACCCAAACCAACCGCTGTAAAACTAGCCGAAGGCGAACGCAAAGACCGGATTAACATGAACGAACCGAAGGCAATACCGCCAAGGTCAGGACCGCCGAAACATCTTGACGACATTGGACTTGAAGCACTTAATGGAATTCGGGAAGTACTTTCAGAAATGAAAGTTCTGACCGAACAGGATCGATATCTGACTGAGCTATACGCACAAATCTATTCCGATTACAGACGCCACCTAGTTTATGCCAACAATTTCTGGGTAACGAAAGCGAAGGAACAGCGAGAGGGTAAAGTTACTTTCGAGAAGTTTCCAGCTAATAGCGACCTGCACAGGCTACGCGATCAGATGATTAAAATCCTGATCGAGTGCGGGCTAACTCCCGTTGCACGTCAGGCAATTGTTATCGATGATATCCCAACAGAAGATTCGGTTATGAGGAGCAACGACATCGATTGGAGCGTGGACGGATGGACGCCGGAAGAACTAGAACCGCCAAAAGAGTAACCGAAAAATGGATACTCAATTCATCAGACGAAAAGGCAGTCGAGTCAGGATGCCAGTTCAACCAGAAGGCAGCGATGCACGTTGTCGATTGGATTGAATCCAATTTGTTTCTGTATGAAGGTGATGCCGCTGGACAACCGTTCAAGCTGATGCCTTGGCAAAAGTCTTTCCTGATGAGGTGTTTCGGTTGGCTTAAATACTCAAAAGATCGAGAGCGGTGGGTTCGCCGATTTACCAAGGCTCGTTTGTGGTGTCCAAAGAAGAACGGCAAAAGCCCACTGGCTGCCGCTGTTGGTTTGTATCTTTTGGCTGGCGACAACGAGCAAGGGCAAAAAGTTTTCTCGGTTGCTCGCGATGGTAAACAGGCAAGGATTGTCCACAACCATGCAATCGAGATGGCACAGAGATCGCCATACCTTTCGAAGCGATGCAAGTTCCGAAAGATAGATGGAACGATTCTGTTTAAGCCATTATCAGCAAGCTACTCGATCCTCTCAGGCGAGAACTACCGATCGCAGGAAGGACTGAACGGTTCGACTATTCAGGACGAGATGCACGTTATCCCAAAGCGATTGACAGATGTGCTGGAACACATGGGAGCCAGCCGCGCACAGCCTTTAGACTTTGGAGTTTCCACCTATGGAAACGATCCAGAATGCCAAGCCAAAAAGGATTGCGACTACGGCAAGGCGGTCGAAGGTGGTAACGTGGTTGATGAATCTTTCCTCCATCAGTCCTATGAACTGCCTGAGGATGCAACTGATTCAGACATGGAAGATCCAGCCACTTGGAAAAAGTGCAATCCTAGTTTGGGCGTCACCATCTTTGAATCAGAATTGAAAGCAGCATGCAGCAGAGCAAGGCGAAGCCTGAGCGACTGGAACAACTTTCAAATGTATCGTCTAAATAAATGGATCGCATCGGCAAGCCCTTGGATCAGGTCAGCAGATTGGAAGCAATGCGAGAGCGATTTTAAACTGAGCCAGTTCTACAACCAGCCTGTCTGGTTGGGGCTGGACCTTTCCAAGACTCGCGACATGTCATCGCTCTGCTTGATATTCAAGTCCGAGGATGACGACCCGCTGTTCCACGTCCACCCATTTTTCTGGCTGCCGGAGAAATACGCTAAGGAAAACAACGACAAAGCATCGTTTTTGGAATGGGAAAAATCAGGTCACTTGGACCTGATCGAAGGCGAGACAATCAAGCAATCATTTATACGCGACAAGATGGAATGGATCGATTCTAAGTTTCAAGTTCAGGGAATTGCATACGACAAGACCTACGCATTCGACTTGATAACGGACCACTGTGAAGGCAACCTTGGCTGGGATTGCGTCCAGTTCAACCAATCAATCGCAACCTACGCCGGGCCTGTTGCCAACTTCGAGGAGCTGATTGTTTCGGGCAGGCTGCAACATAATGATAATCCGGTATTCAATTGGCAGGCGGGACACGTGCAAGTGAAGACCGGCAGCTATGGAGGGCAGATTCCGGTTAAGCCAAAGCATGGCGACGTTAGGAAGATCGACGGGATAGTTGCAGCAGTCATGGCTCTTTCTCTATCATGGTATTCAGAACCTCAAGTTAAATTCGATTATTACGAAAGCAACGGCGTGGAGTTTGCCTAGATGATGACCGCACTTAAGCGTTGGTTTGGTTTGCATTCTGCGAGATCGATCAACAATCCAGCCGTCCCGCTGACGAGCGAATCCATCATTGGATACCTTGGCAACCAAGGAACCAATCGATCTGGCATCAATGTGAATCGTGAAACGGTGTTCACATCGTCGCCAGTCTGGCAAGCAATCACCATGATATCCGGCGACCTTGCCAAGATGCGGATCAACTTGTTTGAAGACGTCGAGGAGGATGACAATCTGATTCGGCAGAAACTGACAAACGACATCTCAAAGCTGGTTCGACAGCCTAACCCCGATCAAAATTGGAACAAGTTCTGGCGGCGGTTCTGGGTTCAGTCGTTGCTGTACAATCGTGGCTACATCTACGTTGAGCGGAATCGCAACGGCAAGCCGATGAGCATGTACGTTTTGATGAGCGATCAAACACAATGGGACCAGAAGCAGGGGATCTATACAACGCGACTTTTGGAATCGTCCGAAACGGTGGGCCTGTTCCCGTCACAGGTCATCGAGGTTGAAGGCATTCAACTTGAGAATGCCAACAAGTGCGAACTGCTGGAGAAGTTCCGCGAGTCGATTGGCTTGGCTCTTGCTGCACAAGGACACAATGCGAGGTTCTTCGGAAACGGTGGCCAGATGGGTGGCATCCTGATGATACCACCACAGGTCAGCAAGGAAGCCAGTGAGAAGTTGGAACAGGGATGGCGTCGAAAATACGAAAACGAAAACGCATGGTTTAAGACTGCGATTCTGCGGGATGGTGTTAAGTACCAACAGACCGGAGCCGATCCAGAGAAAAGCCAGCTCTCGCAGGTACGAACAGATCAGGTATTTGAAGTTGCTCGCTGGTTCAACCTTTCGCCAAGTCGATTGGGATTGCCGACTGCAAGTTCATACAACAGCAAGTCGGAGGACAACCAAAACTATTTAGACCAGACACTTTCCCCTTGGATGGCCGGTTTAACTTCTGAGCTATCCTTCAAGCTATTGAGCCAAAGCCAACAGCTCAATCAGTATTTCGTTTTTGATACCTCACAACTGCTTGCACTGAATCCAAAGCTGCGAGCAGAAACGAACAAAATTAGAATCGACATGGGCGAGATATCGCCCAACGAAGCAAGGCGTGAAAATGGACTACCGCCAAGGGCAGGCGGCGATGGCTATCGCCTGCCATCTGGTGTGTTGATTGAAGGAACTTCCAATTCAACCACTGACAGCGAATCGATACCAACCGATGAACCTGTGGAGTCGGTCAAAGTAATTGAGGAAGTGATTGAGCCAGTTGAACAAGTTGAAGAAGTTTTTGAAGCTGGACCCGTATCTGCACAGGCTCTGAACGGTGCGCAGATTGGCGGGCTGCTTGAAATTCTTGAAGTCGTTTCACTTGGTGGCCTTACCAATGATGCCGCCGTTGAAATGATTCTTGTAGCATTTCCAACCATCCCAAAAGAACAAGCCGAATCGATTGTTGCAGGCGCCCAGAAAAAGGAATCACCTAATGAGTTGCCAGCCGTTCAAGAAGATCGATCCGATACGATTGAAGGTCAGGCGTTTGCCGCAATCAGTCAGCAAGTTGAAAGCCATCTCGCCAAACTCAAGACAATACTTTCCGAGCGATCTAAAAAGAAGACGCCGGAACAATTCGAGCAATGGGTAGCTGACAAGTTTAGCGAAGGGCTGACAATCCCAATTAAAAAACAGGAGCAAACAAATGAGTGATTTTGAAAAGCGAATGGTTGACCGCCTGCCTGAACTGGTGCGATCTGATGAGAACGGCAACAGCAAGCTCGTGGGCTATGGCGCGGTCTGGTATCGCGAAGGCGAAGCAGGTACCGAGTTCAAACTTGCCAGCAACGTGAAGGAGCGGATAGCTCCGACTGCATTTGATGAATCACTTGAACGTGATGACGTCCGAAGCCTATTCAACCACGACCAGAATTATGTACTGGGCCGGAAGTCGGCAGGCACTTTGCGGCTATCCGTCGATGACGTTGGCCTGCGATACGAGGTAGACCTGCCGGAGAGTCGTCAGGACGTCGCTGAGGCGATTGCTCGCGGTGATGTAACGGGTTCATCCTTTTGGTTCAAACCCACGGCAGAGAGCGAATCTCGCGATTCAGCGGGTAACATTATTTACACGATTGAGAATCTTGAACTGCGGGAAGTTGGTCCGGTGACCTTCCCAGCATACGAAGCGACCGTCAGCGAGATGAGAGCTAAGCAAATAAACCAAATGGATTCTACCAATTCGGATAACGATACCAGTGATCAAATAAAAGCCGACGACGATCTTGCAAATTCTGTTTGGTAGTCGTTGACTTAGCCGGATCGATCCGGCTACAAATAAGACTTCTGGAGTGAGATGCTTCGGAGCAAATACATCTGCGAGACGCGGAAACTTTCCACGCGATTTATTTAATCGCCCTAGGAGATTTCTGCATTTCTCCGAGGGCAAAACCAAGGAGAAATTCAATGGACAATCTGTCCCAATTACAAGACGAGCGGAAGCATCTCGCTAACAAATGCAAAGAACTCGACGCTAAAAGAGATGGCGGCGTATTCAGCGATGAGGCACGATCTGAATTCAGTGCGAGCAAAGAACGGATCATCGAAATTGATGGCAAAGTTGAGGAGCTTCGAGAAGCTGCCGACGCTGCCGCGTTTGTCGCTGGTCTTGATGCCAATCGTGATTCTGTTGAGCGTGACCATCATGCAAAGAGATCCAGCGGAGAGCTTTCTGTTGCTGATAGACAACGTGCATTCGTTGCCAAATTCTGCAAGCCAGAGTCGCTCGTTTCTGACGAAGAAAGAAGCCTGATCAGTCGAGTCGGAAACTCAAAAGGTTCTGCTCAAGGTCTGTTGTCGTCTGCTCCCAAGTCAATCGAAGAAGCCCGCAACGCTTCATTCGAAGGTGACCAACGGGCGCAGTCAGTCGGCACAAATTCTGAGGGTGGCTTTACAGTTCCTGATGAGATGATGCAAGCGATTGAGGTTGCTCTGTTGGCTTACGGTGGAGTGCGGGAAAATGCAACTATCATTCGAACCGCAACTGGTGCGGACCTTCCTATTCCTACGGTCAATGACACCAGCAACAAGGGTGCGATCTTGGCGGAGAATACTCAGGTTTCAGACGTCGATGTCACGTTCGGGCAGTTGGTGCTCCAGAGCTACAAGTACAGCTCGAAGCAGGTGAAGGCTTCGGTTGAATTGTTGCAAGATTCCTCCATCAATCTGCCAGCCTTCTTGGGTGCAGCATTGGGCGAGCGTCTTGGTCGGATCTTGAATGAGCATTTCACGACCGGAACCGGAACCAATCAGCCGAACGGTATCGTGACTGGATCAGCCGATTCAGGCGTAACGACTGCGAGCAATACCGCAATCACTCGCGATGAATTGGTTTCCACGATGATGAGTGTTGACGCATCATACCGACGTGATGGCAAGTGGATGATTAGCGATACCATCCTTCAGCAGATATTGAAGCTGACGGATGCAACTAACCAACCGCTATGGTTGCCGGGACAGAATGGACCCATTGGGGACACCATTCTCGGCGCTCCGTATGTCATCAACAACGACATGCCAACCGGCGCATCTGCCAAGGCTGTCTTGTTTGGTGACCTTAGCAAGTACATCGTTCGCGAAGTTGTCGGGATGGAATTCCTGCAACTGAATGAGCGATACGCTGACTACCACCAAGTTGGATTCCTTGCCTTCTTGCGTGCGAATGGGGACTTGCTGAATGCAGGAACCAATCCGGTTAAGTACGCAACTTTGGCTGCGTAGTATTTCACTTCAACAGGGGGGAGGTGATTCCTCTCCCCCTGTTTTTCTCAAGGATAACCATGAGCAAATCAAGCAAATACTTTTCGTTCGATAGCGCGACCGACACGCCGACCCATTCCTACGTTGCAAAGCGAATCTATTGGCAACTGTTGAGTGATTCAGAGTGGCAGGTCCGCGAAGATGCTGGAGCAAAAGAAACCAGCAAATTGAAATTCGAATCACAAGACAAGCCGAAAGCCAAAAGGGTTTTCAGGAAAGCTGAAAAATGAGCCACGTTAGTTCTTCAGACATTTACGGATTCGACTTCATCGAGTCGACCGCACCAGCAATCGAACCGATTACGGTTGACGAATTGAAAGACCATTTGAGAGTCGAAACAAACGACTTTGATTTAGAACTCCAATCGTTGATTTCTGTTGCCCGTAAGTCTTTGGAGATCGCAACCGGCTTGGCAGTTTTCACATCAACTCGCAAGATGTTTTTGG